GAACTGCAGGATAATTAGCAATATCTGCAACTAAAGGTAAAGATACCTGCTCAATAGTCCAACGATTTAATCCTCGATTTGCCCAGTCTGCAAAAAGTAAATTTAAAGAACGTCTTGCTGTTTTTAAATCATATCCTGTAGCTACAATTAAACCACAACGCTCAAACGCTTCTTCAATGTACTCTGCTACATCTGGTTCAAAATCAACTGATCCTGAAACTGCCATAACTTATCCTTTAACTGTAAGGTCCTTTAATAACCTTACCGCCCATTTTCATACCTTTAGGTTTCATCATTCTTCCACCCATTCTCATACCTTTGGGCTTCATCATTTTTCCACCGTTCTTCATGCCTTTAGGCTTCATCGCCTTACCGCCATTCTTCATACCTTTAGGTTTCTTTTTCATTTTTTTCTCCTTGTTAATAATTTCAAAATCACCACTATCAATTTTGTTGTTTTTATTACGGTCTAACTTTTTTTGCTTTCCAACAAGCTTTTTAGCCATCATTATCCTCCTGATTATAAAGATTGTCAAAAACTCTATTCACATCTAGTGTATAGTCTAAATCAGACTTTGAATAGTGTATATATTGAGATGGTCTAAAATCAGGAGCACCTTGCCCTGTTGAAAACCAAGCAGGGTGAGTTACTCTAACCCTGTTATTGGGCAATGCCACAATATTTCCTGTCCATATTCCTGCATCAAGTAGTTGTAAAACATGAGATTGTTTATGTTGTGCAGGATCATCTGCAATTTCACTGTTTGTATAATCTACAGTAAACAAATATTTTGCAGGAAAAAACTCGCCATTTATTTTTGCTAACCAAGGACAAGGGGTTGTTCTATCCATCACATATACAGAGTGATAATGTGAAGAACAATCCCAAGGTTGAGCATCATATGTTTCCATAGGGTGTGACCATTCCTCTAAAGGAACATCACCTAACAATCCAGTTATAGGCATTCTAGCCCACATAGCACCACCATGCACAGTATCTTCTGGTTCGCCTTCTGCTTCGTTACCTGTAAATATTACTTGAAAACTTAAACACCTATTTGGAATAGTGGTAACAGCGATAGCCATAGCGTGTAAAAACTCACCATGATATTTCTCGTGGTTATGAGTATACTCACGACGAACCCAACATTTAAAATATGGGATGTTACTTTGTAAGTAACTCATTTTTTAGTGCTCTTCTTTTTACCCTTTAATAAGTCAGCGTCTGCTTTTCTAGCTCCACCTTTACCAGTTACGAAACTCTTCACTCTCCCCATTGCCCACGCATGAGCCGAAGTTTTAGGTCTACTCCCAGAAGAATAATATGCACCAAGACCTCTTTTATAAACTGCATCTAATTTAGATGGAGTAAATTTTCCTGCTCCAGGAATAGAAGAATATTTACCACCTTTTTTCTTAGGTTTTGTCGCCATTAACTCTTACTCCTCTGTTTGCTGATTTTATCCATCATAGCAGGGGTTAGCTTCCCTTGTTTATAAAGACGAGCAGTCCTTTTTATTTCTGCTTCTCTTGCTTTAGGATTTTTTGCACCTTGCACATATACTCTAGGAACACCTTTTTTAGTTTTAGGAACTTTTTTAAACTTTCTTGGCACTAGTTTTCCTCGCATCTCTTAAGTTTTTAGCTGTTGGAGCACCTTTAGATCCAGGTTTTCTCATTCTTTCGCCAGATCCCGCTTTTATCCGTTTTCTTTTAGCCTGAATGTTAGCCCATAAACCTTTTTTCTTCATGGCTATCCTCTATTTTAATTTTTTCATAAACGCAGGTGTCTTGCCTTGTAACATTTGCAAAATTGCTCTTTTTTGCATAGCTTCACTCATTTCGTTCATTTTGCTTTTTGCCTCATTTAACGTGAGGGCAGATCTAGTAGTTTTACGAGGTCTCTTTTGGAAACCTTTCGGTCCTGCTTTCTTCATAGGTTTTTTCATAATTTGCTCCTTCATTTGACCACGACTAATTGCCATCTAACAATCCCACGCTCTACGCGACCAGTAGTTAGCTGAAAACTTATTAGTCGCACCTTTAATGCCACCCGATCTGGCACAATACGATCTTTTACGGGATGGTTGATCTTTTTTAATAGACAAATTAGGATCGCCGAAGCGAACTATTTTTACATCTTTGCCTACTTTAGCTAAAACTGCTGATTTTTTCTTTGCGTTAGGAGTTCGTTTAGGTTTATTGTATCCTGGAAATATTTCATCACGATACTTTAATTTACCACTAGGTAATCGTTTTACATCTTTAGTAGTAGCCATAATAACTCCTTTAAATCAATATGCCTATTAGCTAAATTCCTTCCTTACTTGAAGAATAACTGTGTAAGAATCTGCAGAGGCGTGTCCTACAGTTGTAAACAATATATCTCCAGTAACACCAGAACCTGCATTATTTGTAAGTCCACCAAAACTGGTATAATCATGGTGTCCACTTTGGTTTTCACCAAGTTCAATACAAAAAACATTTGTAGAAGCATCAAATAACATTTTGACTTTCATGCCATTGCATTGCCACCAGATTTTTTCAATGGTTGCTTTTGTACAACTATCGCCTTGTCCATTTTTTGATAACGCACTAACGTCAACTTTTACAACTTCAGATTCACCTGTTCCGTCAGAAATATTAGTAAATTTCAAAACAGCAGTTTTCGGACCATCTATTATGGTTTGTGAGGTTACAGCATCTGCCATTGATTACTCCTTTATTTCTCCACGCAAAAGCATGGCTTTATACTCAGCACTTCCTTTAGGAGGAAGAGTAGTAGAGCTTTTTTCCTCTACTACTTCCCATGCTTCGTTTTCTGGGGTGTTCGGATCGTCAGCGATAAACGCACCTTTATCCGTTCTGGCTCTAACTTTTTTAGCCATTTGTTATCCCCTATCTTACTTGAGCAGCAAAAATGTAATCAATATTAATTGACTTTGTTCCTGTTGCAGAGCCTGATAGTTGCATAGCTCCTAGTGCAAGATTTTCATCATCAGGAATATTTGCTGTGTGGGTTGCAACTTTGTTCCTGTTAACAAAAAACTCAACAGAGCCAGTGCTTTTAACATGGAAGCCGAGAGTAACAGCAGTGCCACTGGCAATATCAACACCAGAGTCAGTTGTTGTAGCAGTGCCATCTTTTTCAGTTACACAATCAATATTACTATCACCATCATCAACTTGAAATACAATACGATCAGCAGCAGTTAACATTGCCTCTGGATTAGTTGCAAAGTTTACTGTCAAACCTATACAAATATCCATATTATCACCTTCTGCGTCAGTCGGTGTAATTTTTGTTTCAAACCAAATATCTTTATCAGTAGCAACTGCAAATATCTCATTGCCTTGAATTGATGCACCATCGTCATCTGTTGTGGCTTGTGAGCTAAGAGTAAGTGCTCCACCTACAACATCAGCAGCGATAGCTGCAGAGGCACTAGAATCTTTTACAACTGTCCAGTCATTTGTAGAATCTAGTGCAACACCTGTAAAATCATCCATATAAACAAGATAATCAGGGTTACGGTCTATTGGCAGGTTTTCAAACCATTGTCTTTGTCCATCCTTACCTGCAAAAAGGATTGGTCCAGTAAAATGTACAGCCATTTAAAAATCTCCTGTCGTGGCTAGTGTCAGCAAATGCTGTCAGTAAGATTAAAAAAGGAGGACAAATTTGCCCTCCTAGGTTTTTTATGCTCCTGGAGAGCCAAACACACATCGTGGGTCTGAAACACCAAAGCTATAACGCTCACGAGCTTTGTATCGCACGTTGCCTGTATCAAAATCGCCTTCCATAGAAGTTTTGACAGCACTACGCTCAAAATGTTTAAAACCATTAGGTGCATCTGTTTTAATGAAAAATGCGTCAGTATCAGTTAAGAAGTGGTTTACCACATAACCGTCTGGCAACATTCCCATGTTACGAACTGCGTTGACATCATTGTCTGCTGTTCCTGGACGTAGGTTACTAGCCATCAAACGTTCAGCTACAAACTGAAGTGCAGATGGAATAATCAACTTACGCCCTTGCAGAGCAATTTTAAGTCCACGCTCATCGATAAAAGCAGCGATATCTATTAATGACTGCTCTAAAGATGTTTCGTTTAGGTCAGCAGCAGTAGACAACTCGTTACGGAAAGTACCACCACCATTAGTAGGGTGGTCAGTCGCACAAAGTTCTTTACCATCGCCAAAAGTAACTGAGCTATCAAACGCATTGTTTAATACAGCAGCCGCTTTGACCTGCTTAGTGTTTGACATAGACCGAGCCAAAGCACGAGTATAACGAGAACTGAGTCGATCGTAAAGGTTATCCTCTACAGCCTCTTCTGTAATCGCAAACGCAAGAGCTATTGTCTCATGTGTATATCGAGCCGTAAATGACTCATTTGCTGTGTCAAATGAAACTGCGGAGCCTTCCCCTTTTACAGGAGCAGCACCAAAGCCACTTAACATTACTTCCTCTTCAAACGCTCTGTCTGAAGTTTCAGTTTCGTAAATCTCGGCATGTTCATTATCATACCGATCATACTCCAGTCCGAATAGAGCATTTAGTCCAGGCTCTAATTCTTTAAGGAGTTGGGATCTTGCTATAGCCATATCTTATCTCCTTATAGACCAGTTGTGGCAGTATGGAATGGTAGATTTAGTTTAACTAAAGCTACAACTCCTGCGGAAGCGTAGTCAATGCCCTCAACATCTTTAAAACCAACAATCCTAAAATTGTCAGTAGCTGTTGTAGCACCTGCGGAAGCTACTGATATCTCGCCTGATGAGATACCGTTTGCTTGCTCTGAACCAAATCCTGTGCCTTCGGCATTTGAGTGGATCAAAGCTGTAGCTGTTGCTAAGTTAGTTAACGAAGCATCGCATTGGACTTCATAAACTTGAAACGGATCATCGTAAACAAACACAGTAGCTTCTGTGCCTGATTTCAATGAGCTTGTTCCAGGATAATTATTATCAAAAACGGGTTTGCCGTTTAGATCAGTATATTGACAACCTGCCATAACACCTAGAATCGCTACCGAACCACCGTCTGCCGCACTTACGTCTACAAGTCCATTAGTTAGAGGAATCACCATATCGCCCTGAAAAATAGAGCTAGATGAACCTGCAACTCCTGGAATTTGCACTTTGTAAGCAGTTAAACCATTTCCGTTCGGTGCTGAACCTAATTTGTTATGAGGTCTCAACCCAAAAGGTGAATCTGTATTCGCCATGGATTAGTCTCCTAAAAATTAATCAGAGGATCTATCTCCTCCGAAGGTTACACGAGATTGCCTATCAGGTTTACTAATAGGCATGGATGGATGTTGTTCCCTCATAAGATCATTGTCAACTGCATCCATTTGATCTTTAGTTTGACCTTGGAAGTAAGCTTGTCGTTGACCTACTGTTTCTTTAGGGATTCTTGCAAGCACTAGACCGCCTACTCCTATAACACCTGCGTGTTTACCATCTTGGACGGTAGGAGCTTCAAAGTCAGGATACTCATCAGCACGAACTAATTCAAAGCCTTCGCGTAGCCGAGCAGAAAGGTTCTTTTTATCATCAAAACCCATGACAGATTCACGGACCCAACGATGAACAAATCCCTCTGGAGGATCTGGAGCGTCTAATTGTGACGGTGGTGTCCACGGTTTAGCGCGAACGGTTTTTTCCCTAGTTTGGGATGTGCGTGGGCTTCTATCATTCATAATTTATCCTCACGTTAATTTTGCATACGAGCTTTTTGCTTCGCATATTGTTCATAAGTTACACCAAGTTTGTCGGCTATTGCAACCTCTGATTTTGTCAATTGTATCTTTTGTTTGCCTTTTTTCTGTCCACCACGATTTGCAGAAGCTACAACAGGACCACTTTGTCGAGGCACAAGACCAAACTTATGGGGAAACTCTTGTCTCATTCGTTTATCAACTTCAGCATAGTATTCATCACTAGTTGCATCCCAACCTTCAGTTTCTACCATAGTTTTGTGGATAGAAAAAGCGGTCAAAGTCATAGGTTCATCTGTACCAAACCACTCATTTTTTGCTGCCCACGCATCTGCTTTAGGATCTCGTGGTGCAGGTTGTTGAGGTTGTTGGGGTTCTGCAACAGGAGCAGGTTGTTGAGCTCGTTCTTCTTGTTGCTGTTTTATCATCGCAAGTTTATCATTCTGTGAAGCTACAGTAGCTAATTGTGCTTGCGCTTCTACTTGAGCATCAATATCTCCTCTATCAATAGCATCTTTTAAATTATTTCTTAAAACCTGATCCTGTAACTTTATTCTATTTTCAAATTCGGTAACATAAGAGCTATCTAAAGAAAGATTCTTTTTCTGGTTTTCTTCAAGCTCTTTTTTAGCTGCTTGAGCATATTGTAAAGCTGCTTGTTCACGACGTTCAGCTTCACGCATTTTAGCTGTAAGTTTACTGATTCGTTTTTTAACGCCCTCGCTATACTGCTCTAACTCCTCATCCGATTGTTCTGGCTTTGGCTTAACCTCAGTTTTAGCCTCAACTTCAACTTCAGCCTCAGTTTCAGGCTGTTCTTGTTCTTCTGTTTCAAGAACTTCTACTTCAACTTCATCAGTTTCTTTTTGTTCGACCTCTTGGTCTTGTTTTTGTGCTGCTTGTGGCATGGTTACTCCATGTAATTAAAGGTGCAAAATATCATCAGGGTTATTAATACGAGCTATTACCTCGTCATCATTAAGAATGCGGACTTCTCCACCCTCGATTTTGAATCTACTTCCCGCATATCTGCCGAACAATACCCAATCCTTTTCTTTACACCAAGGAGAAGTATTTTCGCCAAATTTACTAGAGTCTTGGTACGCTAGTGGACCAACTCTCAATACATAGCCACACACAGTGGCAACGGCTTCACGTTCTCTAACTTCATCAGGAACAATTATACCACCCATTGTTTGCTTTTTACCTTGATACGGTAATATCAAAAGACGCCAACCTGTAGGTTCAGGTAATTTATCCCT